ACCGGAATAGCTTTACCTTATGTAGTCACAATAGATTTTCCAAGTGGAACAATACTTAGTATTAGAAGAAACTATTACGAGAATGACCCTAAAAAACTAAGACGTATGCACTTCGTACACTATCAATACTTGCCGGGTCTAGGATTTTATGGCTTTGGTTTAATACACATGGTAGGTGGTTTAGCTAAGTCAGCAACTTCAATACTAAGACAGTTGGTTGATGCCGGTACTTTATCTAACTTGCCGGGTGGTTTAAAAGCTAGAGGCTTAAGAGTTAAAGGAGATGATACTCCTATCATGCCCGGAGAGTTTAGAGATGTTGATGTCCCCGGTGGTGCAATTAGAGATAACATTACTTTCTTACCATACAAAGAGCCTTCTCAAACGCTGTATCAATTACTACAAAATATAGTTGAAGAAGGTAGAAGGTTTGCAAGTATGAATGATATGAAAGTATCTGACATGAATAATCAAGCTCCGGTTGGAACTACCTTAGCTTTGTTAGAAAGAAACATGAAAGTTATGTCAGCAGTACAAGCAAGACTTCATGCTTCTATGAGAAAAGAGTTTGAAATTTTAGTTGGCATTGTAAAAGACTTTACTGAGCCTTCTTACCCATATGAGATGGACGAAGAAGAGTTTATAAAGGTAGAGGACTTTGATGAAAGAGTAGATGTACTACCGGTCTCTGACCCTAATGCTTCAACCATGGCACAAAGAATTATGCAGTATCAAGCTGCAATGCAGTTAGCTACTACAGCTCCACAGATTTATAATATGCCTGAGCTACACAGACAAATGCTCGAAACACTTGGCATAAGAAACGTAGAAGATATCATACCTGATACAGATGATATTAAACCTGTAGACCCTGTGACTGCAGTACAGAATTTAATTAATGGTCAACCGGTCAAAGCATTTCCGTTTCAAGACCATGACGCTCATATTGAAACTATTGTTGCAGCTCAACAAAATCCTGAGGTTGCTGCAAGTATTGAGCAAAGTCCTAATGCACAAAGCATTGTGGCTAATGCCTCAGCATATGTTAATCAGCATTTAACTATGAAGTTTAGAAAACAAGTAGAAAGAGAAATGGGTATTGAGCTACCACCAGAGGGTCAGCCTATTCCACCAGATGTTGAGAAGCGTATATCTGAGTTAGTAGCTGAAGCTGCACAAAGAGTTGCTATAACTTCACAAGCTAAAGAGCAACAAGAAAGAATTGCACAACAACAGCAAGACCCATTACTGCAAATGAAAGATAGAGAGATTGCAATTAAAGAAGCTGATATGCAAAGAAAGATTGCAGAGAGTTCTGCAAGGCTACAACTTGATGCAGAGAAAGCAATAAACAGAGATGAAATTGAAAGAGAAAGAATTCAATCTCAAGAACAAATAGCCGGAGCTAAAATAGGACAGCAAGTTGCTAGTGATTTGCTAGACGTTGAAGAAAGCAGAAAGTCTGAAGCAAGAGAGGATTTCCAAAAAGGTATTGACATAGCTAGACAAATAGTCGAAGATGTCAATAAGAATGAGTAATGATGTCAAAGAGCAATCACTTTCACAGTTTTTAAAGAGAAGGCTAAATGATATCGTTAGGGAGCATGAACAACATATAGCAACAGGCAATCTAAAAGATTACCCTGACTATAAAAGATTATGTGGAATTATCGAGGGGTTATCCCTCGCAGAGCGTGAGATGTCGGATTGGAAGAAAAGACATGAAGAACGTGAATAGGTACTCGACTCCTAAAGTCGTGCAAATATATGAGTGAAGTAAAACTAGAAAATATCCCAGACCCAGAGAGTGTAAAAGCTCCACCCGTAAATGAAGATGTTAAGACACAGCTACCTGACCCTAAGGGTTGGAAGATATTAGTAGCTATGCCACAAGCAGATGAAAAGACGGAAGGTGGTATTATCAAAGCCTCACAAACAATCAAAGACGAAGAAGTATCTAATATATGTGGATATGTCTTAAAGATTGGACCTGAAGCTTATAAAGATAAACAAAGATTTCCTTCAGGACCTTGGTGTCAAAAAGGAGATTGGGTAATCTTTAGAGCCTACTCAGGTACTCGTATGGTCATGTATGGACAAGAGTTTCGTTTAATTAATGACGATACTGTGGAAGCAGTCGTTGATGACCCAACAGGAGTAGTAAGAGCATGAGTAATACTGAAATCATAAATGAAGAGCCGATTATAGATAGTCAACCTACCACGTCTGAAGAAGAAAAATTCTTTGGCAAAACAATGGAAGTTGATAATACAGTTCCAGAAGATTTATCTGTTGAGATTATAGATGATGTTCCTGCAGAAGATAGACGACCTCCACGAGATGAAAGCGTTGCAGAAGTAGAAGTTGATGATGACACGCTAGATGCTGAGATAACCGATTACTCTAAGAGAGCCGGTGACAGAATTAATAAATTAAAATACGATTACCATGAGGAGCGTAGAGCTAAAGAACAAGCTACTAGAGAGTCTCAAGAAGCAATACAAAGACTGTCTTCTCTTATTGACGAGAATAAAAAGCTACAAGCTTTAGTAGACCAAGGTGGAGAAGTATTAAACAAACAAGCAGCTAACAATGCTTTGTGGGCAAAACAAAATGCACAAGCAATGTATAAGACAGCTTATGAAGCAGGTGATGCAGACAAAATGGCTGAAGCTCAAGAACAACTTTCTAAAGCAGTTCTTGCAGAGCAAACAGCTAACAATATGTCTCAGCAAGTACAAACACAAATACTTAATGACTTGCCGGTTGAGGAAACACCTGAACAACAACCTCAACAAATAGATGAAGATTTACAAAGGTGGGCAGCTAAAAACCCATGGTTTATGGGTACTGAGCCAATCCACAAAGAAATGTCATCATATGCTATGTATGTTGACAACGCATTAAGAACTAATGGCATAGACCCTGCTAAGGAAGCAGAGAAGTATTATGCAGAAGTAGATAAAGAAATGCGTAATAAGTTCCCGAATTTTTTTGGTATTCAACAAACAGCTTCGGAAGAAGTAGTTGAAACAAAAGATAAACAACCTCAAACAGTTGTTGCCGGTGCCACGAGGAACACCGGAAACTCTAAACCCTCGCAAGTACGTCTGACCCAGACTCAAGTTAAGATAGCTCGACAACTTGGTATAAGTCCGGAGCAGTATGCAAATCAATTATTAAAGGAGCAAGTATGACAGAGCAAGATAACACATCAAATGAAAATGAAGTGGAGGAAAGTTCTGTGAACTCCTCTGACCAAGAGCGTTCCCCTAGGGGATTAGATAGCCGAGAGGCTACCCAACGTTATCAGAATTGGGAAAACACAGCCAATCTACCTGACCCAGACCCACAAGAAGGGTGGGTTTTCAGATGGGTAAGAACTTCCTTAGTTGGAAATTCAGACAACCCTAATGTATCTAAAAGTTTTCGAGATGGTTGGTCACCTTGTCGTTTAGAAGACCACCCAGAACTACAGATACATATGCAAGACCATAATTCAGAATGGGCAGCAAAAGGTAATATAGAAGTTGGTGGATTGCTATTATGCAAAATGCCTGAAGAACGAGCAAAAGCACGTGAAAAGCATTTTTCAGATATGGCACAACAACAGGTTGAAACTGTTGATAACACTTACTTCAAAGACCAAGATAGTAGAATGGCAACTAAACAAGTTTACGAACGCAAATCAAAAACGACTTTTGGTAAAGACTCATAGAGTCTTTTAATTAATAATTTTTTTCTGCAACTATTTGCAGAGGAGTAAATAATTATGGCTTCAACAGCTTCACCTATGGGTGCAAGACCAATGGGGTCGTTAGTATCGTGTGCTTACAATGCAAAGATTACTCACTATAAAATTAACAATGGCTTTGCTACTGATATTTTTTATGGTGACTTTGTTAAGTGGGCAGACAACAACCCAAACACTACAATCCAAAAGGATACAGGAACTACTTCCTTGACTCCTATTGGTGTATTCTTAGGTTGTTCATATACTGACCCCTCAACCGGTCAAACTACTTTTAATCAATATTATCCTGCTAATACAGCAGCCGATGATATTATGGCATATGTTGCTTCTGACCCTTTTCTGATTATGCAAATGCAATCAGACGAGGCTTTAGACCAAGATGACTTAGGCAAGAACGTAGCAGTTATACAAACTGCAGGGTCTACTTCTATTGGCACAAGCAAAAATGCAGTAGACGGGAGTACAGCTAACACTACCAATACACTACCTTTGAAGATTATCGACTTTGTCGATGGTCCTGATAGTACAATTGGTGATGCAAAAACAGATGTACTTGTAATGTTTAACGTAGGACATCAGTTGCTTAATGCAACGGGTATCGGATAAGGAGAATAAATTATGGCTGCTATATCAAGAGCAAATGAGCTTAAACAGCTCCTACCGGGTCTTAACGCATTATTTGGCGAAGAGTACAACAACTACGAAAATGAGCACGAAGATATCTACGTGACTGAAAACTCTGAAAGAAGTTTCGAGGAAGAGTTAAAGTTATCAGGTTTCGGAGCTGCTCCTGTAAAAGATGAGGGTGCTGCTATCAGTTATGACACAGCTCAAGAATCTTTTGTAGCTCGTTACACTCACGAAACTATTGCAATGGGATATGCTATAACTGAAGAAGCAATGGAGGATAACCTCTATGTTTCGCTTTCAGCTAGATACACTAAAGCCTTAGCTAGAGCTATGGCTTACACCAAACAAGTAAAAAGTGTTGTTCCTTTGAACAATGGTTTCACTTCGTTTAATGGTGGTGATGGTGTAACTTTATTTAGTACAGCACACCCATTAGTTAATGGTGGTACAAATAGTAATAGACCTGCCACAGGTGCTGATTTGAACGAAGTATCTTTAGAAGATGCAATTATTCAAATCGGTGGATACACAGACGAAAGAGGTCTGAAAATCGCTGCCAGAGCAAGAAAGTTAATCATACCTTCTGCTCTTCAGTTTGTAGCAACTAGACTGCTACAAAGTGACTACCGAGTAGGAACAGCAGATAATGACATTAACGCTATTAAAACTAATGGCGTTATTCCAGAAGGTTTTTCAGTTAATCATTATTTAACTGACCCTAATGCCTTCTTCATTACTACTGACATTCCTGACGGAATGAAGCACTTTGTAAGAAGTCCAATGACTACAAGCATGGACGGGGATTTTGACACAGGAAACGTTAGATACAAGGCTAGAGAAAGATATTCCTTTGGAGTATCAGACCCTCTAGGTATCTTCGGCTCTCCGGGGTCAAGCTAAGAATTAAGGGAGGACTTCGGTCCTCCCTTTTTCTACATCTAGGATTAATTAACTTCTCTATCAACTGACCTAGCAGACAACCCAAGATGATAGAGTTTTTCCTTTAAGGAGGGAATAATGGGAACTACAACATTCTCAGGACCTGTTAAAGCAGGGACTATCAAAGACACAACCGGAACTACTGTAGGTACTGATGTCGCTAATACCGGCTCAGTTGTTATGGCACAATCTGCAGTTGTAGATATTATTGGTGCAAGTCACTTAAACCAAGTAATAGCTACTGTACCGGCTAATTCACAAATTATTGATGTCGTATTAAACGTTACTGTCGTTAATAACGATGGTGGTGCAGCTACTGTATCAGTTGGTACAGCAGCAGACGGAAATGCTTTTATTAATGCACAAAATGTAAAAGCACTTGCAACAACAAGAGGTACTTTAGATACTGAAGCTACTGATGTTGGAACATCTGACATTCAAGTTCTAGCCGACTTTACCGGAGCAAATGGTGATGCAACCACCGGAGCTGCTACGGCAACAGTCTTATATATCCAAAACAACAATTTAAGTTAAAGGTAAATTATGGCAGATGCAGTCACAAGCCAGACTATTATAGATGGCGACAGAAACTGTGTTATGAAATTTACCAATGTAAGTGATGGCACGGGCGAAAGTGCTGTAGCTAAAGTAGATGTTTCTGCTTTATCTGCTAACTCTGCAGGGACAGCTTGTTCCGGAGTTAGAATAGTACGAGTAAGCCATGCCATTGTTGGTATGTCTGTTCAATTATTTTTTAATGCTAACGCTAATGTTTTAATCATGGAGTTAGCTGAAAGTAGTAATGGACATATGGACTTTTCGGATTTTGGTGGTATTCCTAATAATGCAGGAACAGGAAAGAATGGTGACGTTCTTTTCACAACTAAGGGTGCTAGTAATGGGGATACCTATTCTGTTACTCTTGAAATGATAAAAACGTATTAAGGAGTTAATATGGCAAGTAAGAAAGCAATAATTTCTACAAGTGGTTTTCCCCCACAGTATTTTGTTTTACAAGCAAATGATGAAGGTATTTTTGAAGTTGTATTTGGACCTGACCCTGATTTAGTTGATGCTCAAAGAAAAGCAGATGAACTAAATGGTGTCAGAGCTAGAACAACAAAAGGTCACTATGTGGCTGATGACCCTTCAACACCTGATGTAAATGAAGCATATGTAGGTGGAAAAACACCAAAGAAAAAAACAACTAAGAAAAAACCCGTAGCTAAGAAAAAAGCTACTACAAAAAAGTGAGGTAATTATGCCCGGTGGAATGATGAAAAAGAAACAGCCACAAATGTATGGCGATGGTGGCAAGATGAAAAAACAAACTGCACAAACCTATATGGGTGGTGGAGTTATGAAAAAGAAAGCACCTATGTCTGCAATGTTCCGTGGTGGTAAAACAGGCAAATAATGTCAGGAGCTAAGAAGGACTCTCGTTTAAAAAGAGCAGGAGTATCAGGTTATAACAAACCAAAGCGTACTCCTAGCCACCCTAAGAAGTCTCATATTGTTGTTGCCAAAGAAGGTAGCAAAGTAAAAACCATTAGGTTTGGACAGAAAGGTGCTAAGACTGCAGGTAAACCTAAAGCAGGAGAGTCTGCAAGAATGAAAGCAAAACGAAAATCCTTCAAAGCTCGTCATGCAAAGAATATTAAAAAAGGTAAGATGTCAGCAGCTTATTGGGCAGATAAGGTGAAGTGGTGAGTAGAGCAAAAAAATCAAAATCAAAAGTCAATGAGGCAGGAAACTATACTAAACCTACTATGCGTAAAAATTTATTCAACAGAATTAAAGCAGGTGGTAAAGGTGGTAAGCCGGGTCAATGGTCTGCACGTAAAGCTCAGATGTTAGCTAAACAATATAAAGCAAAAGGTGGTGGATATAAATGAATAAGAAACTTAGAGAAGTACCTGATAGCAATTCAGGATTAAAAAAACTTCCTTCTGATGTAAGAAATAAAATGGGCTACATGAAAGATGGAGGTCCAACTAAAAAAGCATCTTCAAAAAAAGTCTTAATAAAAGGAGCTGATGTTTCTGCTTTAACAAAGAGACAACAAGATACAATGAAGAAACATTCTAAACATCATACTAGTAAACATATGAAGTCTATGACTTCTATGATGAAAAAAGGTAAGACTTTTTCTCAAGCACATAAAGAAGCACAAAAGAAAGTTGGGTCTTAATGCCTTTAAAAAAATCACAAAGGTCTTTAAAAAATTGGACTAAACAAAAATGGAGAACAAAGTCTGGAAAACCTTCAGGCAAAACAGGAGAGCGTTATCTTCCTGAAAAAGCAATTAAAGCTTTATCTTCTTCAGAGTATGCAGCTACAACGAAAGCTAAAAGAAAAGGAACTAAAAAAGGCAAACAGTTTGTTAAACAACCAAAGAACATTGCAAAAAAAACAGCGAGGTACAGATGACAATAGCTAGAACTAATATGCGTGAACAGATTGACAAGTCTGGTAAAAAAAAACAAAAAATAGTAACCCAAGAAAAACGAGGAGACATAACAGTTATAAGAGTTAGATATGGCGACTAGTGGAACTTACGGATTTAATTTAGACATTACAGAACTTATGGAAGAGGCATTTGACCTCTGTGGTTTATCTATAATGTCAGGTGGAGACTACAACACAGCAAAACGTGCATTGGATTTAATTTTTTTGGAATGGCAAAACAAAGGACTTAATCTTTGGAAAGTAGAACAAGGCAGTATAACTTTGACTGCAGGTACTAATATATATGATGCAGATAGTACAGCATTAGAAATAGTTGATGCTGTAGTAAGGACTGATGCAGGAGATGTATCAGAACAATTTGACCAACGACTTACAAGAATAAGTAGAACTGAATACAATCATCAAGCTAAAAAACTTTTACAATCTAAGCCAACACAATACTATGTTGATAAAGGATTAACATTAAAGATAGGGATTTGGGCAACACCTGACTCACAACAAACTTATACTTTAATATATGATTACATAAAAAGAATTGAAGATGCAGGAGTTAATGCAAGTATAAATCCAGATGTTCCTGCTAGATACTTACCATGTTTAACTTACGCTTTGGCATACAACATAGCTTGTAAGAATGACCAATCACAAAGTCGCATACCTATGATAAAGCAAAGGTATGATGAATTATGGAAAGAAGTATCAGAAGCAGATAGAGAAAGAGCTGCTATAAGATTTGTACCTAATACTAATAGTTATTAAACATGGCATATGCAGCAGGTAAAAAAGCAATTGGTATCTGTGACAGATGTGGTTTCACTTATAAATTAAGAGATTTAAAATACGAAGTACAAGACCAAAAAAAAACAGGTAGTAGAATATGTCCGTCTTGTATAGACCCAGACCAACCTCAGTATAGAGTAGGAGAGGTTGATACTTCAGATAATATAGGTTTGTTTAATCCTAGACCTGACTCAGGCGAAAAGACCTCAACAACTTATTTTGGATTTAATCCATTAAATAGCACGGGTATGGTAATAAGAGGAGGTATAGGCTTTAGTAGAATTACAACAACTAATGCACCTAGTCCTTCTCCTAGTCCTAGTCCTAGTCCTAGTCCTAGTCCTTCACCAAGTCCGGCTAATGTAGCAGTTCAATTAACACAAAATTTATTAACAACAAGCTTAAATGCTGTTAGTGCTTTAGCTGTAACAAACTATGTAGTTACAGTACAAGCTTATGGTGGAGGTAATCGTTATTATATTGACTCTGTAAGACAGCCTACATTAACTTTAGAAGAAGGTAAGACTTATAGATTTGACCAAGGTAATGCTAGTAATGGAACTCACCCATTAAGATTTTCTACAACTTCCGATGGAACTCATGGAGGAGGAAGTGAATATACAACAGGTGTGACAACAAATGGAACACCGGGTAATGCAGGAGCATATACTCAAATTACTGTAGCTGTTGGAGCACCTACTCTTTATTATTACTGTACCAATCATAGTGGTATGGGAGGACAAGCAAATACACCATGACATATAGTGAATTAAAATCTTTAATACAAAATTATTTAGAAAATAACGAAACTTCTTTTGTTTCTAATCTTCCTGATATTATCAAACAAGCTGAAGAAAGAATTGTTAAATCTGTAAAACTTCCAAACTTTAGAAAAAATGTTACAGGTCAATTAAGTGCAGGTAATGAATATTTATCAACACCTTCAGACTTTTTAGATAATTTTTCTTTAGCTGTTTTAGATGGGCAATCTCAAAACTTTTTATATTTTCGTGATGTTAATTACATAAGAGAAGCATATCCAGATAGAACAGTAGCAGGAGCACCACAACATTATGCTCTTTATGACAATGATAGTTTCATAGTTGCACCAACACCTAATTTAAATTTAACAGTTGAGTTACATTATTTTTATAAACCTGCTTCTATTACAGCAGGAGCAGAAGGTGGAACAACATGGCTATCAGAAAATGCAACTAATGCTTTGTTATATGGTTGTTTAATAGAAGGCTATGTTTATATGAAAGGAGCACAAGATATGTTAGCTGAGTATGAAAAAAGATATTTTCAAGCTATATCTAGATTAAAGAATTTAGGGGAAGCAGATAATACTATAGATACCTATGCTGAAGGTATGCTAAGACAGAAGAGGACATAATGTTTACAGTTGATATAGAAACAACTACAGGTACTGTTGGAGTACAGACAACAGAAAATAAAGGTTTAAGTCCTGAGTATTGGACAGATAGAATTGTTGAAAGGTTAGTTTCAATAAGTGATACAGCAGACCCTATGGTTAAGGCACAAGCTGAAGCATTTAAGGACTCTATACAACAACTTATCCTGCACTATCTAAAACAAGCAGTAGCTAGTGATAGAAGTACAGTCGCAGGTTTATTAGAAAAACAAGGTCATAAAGATATGGCTGAAATTATAAGGAGGCTGTAATGGCAATTTCTCAAGCAATGTGTACTTCGTTTAAAGTTGAACTTATGACAGGTACGCACAATTTTACAAACAGTAGTGGTAATGCTTTTAAGTTAGCTTTGTACACAAGCTCGGCTACACTAGGTGCAGCTACAACTGCTTTCTCAGCAACTAATGAAGTTTCTGGTACAGGTTATTCTTCTGGTGGAGGAGCATTAACAAATGTGACTCCAACTTCAAGTGGAACAACTGCATTTACTGACTTTGCTGATTTAACTTTTAGTAGTTCTACAATAACTGCTAATGGTGCTTTAATTTATAACAGCACTAATAGTAATAAAGCTGTATGTGTATTAGCTTTTGGTGGAGATAAAAGTTCTACCAATGGTGACTTTACAATACAATTTCCAACACCTGACGCTTCAAACGCAATTATTAGAATAGCTTAATGGCATTTGTTCTTAACGATAGAGTTAAAGAAACAACAACAACTGCAGGAACAGGCACAGTAAATCTAGCAGGTGCTGAAACAGGTTTCGAGTCATTTGTTGCAGGTATTGGTAATTCCAATACAACTTACTATGCTATCGTTCATCAAAGTCTAGACGAGTTTGAAGTTGGTTTAGGAACTATAACAGACGCAAGTCCAGACACCTTAGCGAGAACTACAGTCATTAGTAGTTCTAATTCTGACGCTGCAGTTAATTTTTCTGCAGGAACTAAAGATGTATTTTGTACATTACCTGCAAGTAAAGCTGTAGTAGAAGATGGCTCAGACAATATAGCATTAGGTGCTGCACCGACTGTTAGTAATGCTTCTGGAGATTTTACTTTTGACGTTGTAGGAAACTTAAACTTAGACGCAGATGGTGGCTCTATTACTTTTAAAGATGATGGATTGCTTACAGCTACTCTTGCAAGAAGCGTGGGAAATTTTGAAGTCACAGTAAATCAAAGTGATGGCGATTTTGTACTTAAAGGTAATGATGGTGGGTCAGCTTTAACTGCTATTACTGTAGATATGTCTAATGGAGGTGAGGCAATATTTTATGGAGGTATTGATATAGCTGCAGGAACTGATATTGAATTAAATGATGGAACTTGGACAGGAGAAAAAGATAGAAAAATACAAGCACATAGTGGTCATATCTATTATCAAAGTGCCTCTCATGTTTTTAGAAATGCAAGTGGCACTAATACAGCACAAGTTGATGGCTCTGGAAACTTTGTAGCTTTAGCAAATATTACAGCTTATGGCTCTCCTTCTGATATAAAACTTAAAGAAAATATAGAAGTTATAGATAATGCTTTAGATAAAGTAAAACAACTTAAAGGTATTACCTACACTTTAAAATCTGATG